AAAGTAATAAAGAAAATATATAAATATAATTTTAGGGAAAGTTGGGCATAAAAATGTGGTTTTTCTAAAAAGTCCTATAAAAAATAGAAATATTAAAAATTATAGGGATTTTTTAGAAAAACCACATTTTTATGCCCAACTTTCCCTAAAATTATAAAATGAATAATAGCTTACTAATTAATAATATATATTTTATGCCCTAAAAATATTTTATCTTTATCTTATATATTTTTTTATTAGGGCATAAAATATTTTTATAGAAAAATATAATTAATTTATTTTGATATAAATACTAATAATGGTAAAATAAAAATATATGAACCACCATCAAAAAACTATAAAATTAAATTTTTAATACTTTATTTAATATATATTATATATTATATATAAATATGTCTATTCAATTAAAAAGTTCATTGGATACAACGCAACCATATCACGTATATTTTGATATTGAAGCCATTAATAATGACACTACAGGATTAAATCCACCACCAAATTTAGCATTTACAGAAATTAGAAATAATCCATACTTAAATGCCCCCGAAAATTATTTTTTAAGTGTTGTACGTTTTTCTTTACAATCACCAAGTCTACCAATATTTATACCTCAAGTTGTTTTAGGGCAAAGTAATCCAAATATTACAATTTATACAATTACTTTAAGTTATAAAACTTATAATTATCAACAAAATGTTATTTATACTCCTAAAGATTTAAGTCAACCATTACCCAACCCCCCGATAGATTTTCAAGATTTGGAAACGGCTTATTATTTTATGTTTTCATATCAACAAGTGATTGAAATGTTTAATATTGCGTTTGTCGCATGTTTGGCGGGTTTAAATGCTTTAGTTCTTGCAGGTGGTGATACATTACCAAGTCCAAATCCTCCATTTTTTGAATTTGACCCAAATGCATTGGTGGCAATATTAGATGCGGATAAGGCGGGATATGATAGAGCATTAGTAAATCCTATTAAAATATATATGAATAGTCCTGCATTTAATCTTTTTCAAAATTTCCCTGCTGTATATTATGGTAATAATGTTTCTAATGGGAAAAACTTCCTATTTGATATTTACAATAATAATAGCACAAATATTTTAAATCTCCCCACATATGATGTATTACAATCATATCAAGAAGGAACATCTACAGGACTTTGGAATCCCATAATGTCTATAGTTTTCACTACTGCCTTATTACCCGTAGTACCAAGTTATACAAGTGTGCCAAAAGTTTGGGGTAACGACAGTAAGCTATTCAACATTGGTAATAATGCAAACCTTGCTCCAGTCATCACAGATTTTGTTGTGCCATGGTCGGCTACAAATACTTATAGAGATACAATAGAATACACACCAAGTGGAGAATATAGATTACTTGATATGTTTGGCTCTTCTCCTTTATCGGCTGTTGAACTTAGTTGTTTTTGGAAAGACCAGTTCGGAGGGCTACATCCATTTAAGGTCAACAGTGGTTGCAGTGCATCTATAAAATTAATGTTTAGAAGAAAAGACTATAATAACGCAATGCTACCAGCATTTAGTAGATTTTAAAAACTATAGTTTTATTTTTATATAAAGTAAAAATTTATATATAAGTTATATTATATATATATCTCATGTCAAACGATTTTAAAAAAGTTCTTGTAAAAGACGATAGAATTGCAGGTATCACCGACCAAATTACATATTCAGTAAATAAAGGTGGGCAAAATATGACTGCAAGTCAATTCCAAGCAATTTCACAATCAACATCAAGTCACACATATAATATTCAAGTTCCTAAATATTAACTGGGAATAATAGCATATAGTAATATATTGCTAGTCAATTTAATAAATAAATTGGCGAGACTGCTTATTAACGGGAAGTCCCTAAAGCCTTATATACTAAGTTATAATAGTAATATTATAATGGCGTGGTTAATTGCCTACGGTATAGTAAAAATTATAAGGATATAAAATAATTTTGTTTATAAATTATTTTTAAATGGGTAATCCGTGGAACAGTATCCATTTAAAATTATGGATACTCCCGCAACGACTGAGCCTTTATTATTTTTAATAATTAAAAGGAAACGGCAGTCGGTGAAATACTTTTGTATTTTGCTTAAGATATAGTCTACTCTTACGTGAAAGTGTAAGTGGTTCGCGAGTGAACAAACGCTAATTGATAGAAAAGTGCTTTGGCAATCAACTGTCATCTTACAAATTAACTACGCAAGTTTGCCAGCAAATACTCAGGTTGTAAATTATGGCTATACGGATGCTTTAGCCCCATTCCCTTTGCATTCTTTATGCACAGTTATGACAGCCACAATCAATAACAACAGTGTATCTATAAATATAAAAGATGTTCTGGCATCTTTATTGCGATTTAATGATAGACGTGAATTACAACGATATAATGGCTACACCCCTGTGGCTTATGATACATACGCAAATTATACAGATGGTGTAGGCAGTAATAATAATGCGTTAGGCTCATGGAACATCACAAGCGATAACGATTTAAATCCTCGTGGTTCTTGGTTACTTGAAACTTGGGGCAATGATGCATTCGGGAATCCATTCTTTGTTTCTACATCACCTTCTGCTCCATCTGCCTTTGTTCCTGTTAATGCAGTTTCCTCAGGTAGTGTTTATATTAAATTCAGAGTCACTGAACCTTTACTCCTATCTCCGTTTATTTTTTGCAATCCGCATACAAATAACCAAGCCTTTTATGGGATTCAAAATTGCAACTTCGTTTTTAATATAGGCGACGGCAACAGATGTTGGAGAACTGCAAACTCTTGGATTACTGGTTGTCAACCCTTCTCTTTTGCAAATTCTCAGTTGCTGTTTAACTTTTTGACAACCCATCCCTCAGATTTGCTTCCGAGTCGCAATTGTGTGCCGTTCTACGAAATGCCGAGATATTTGACAACATCACTTCCTAATTTTGGTGCTTATGGTTCTGGAACAGACACCCAAATTGTAAGAAGTCAAACACTGCAGTTGAATCAAATTCCTGATAAATTGATTGTCTGTGTGAGAAAGGCAATGGGAGACCAAAAACCACAAGACACAGATAGCTTCTTAAGTATAAAGGGCATTAGCATCAATTTTAACAACCAAAGTGGTATCCTTGCAAGTAGCACAGTAAATGACTTGTATAGATACTCGGTGGAAAATGGTAGCAATCAATCATTTTATGAGTTCAATGGCTCTGCAAACAAATCAAATGCCACTGGAAGTGTAAGAGTCCCTACTTCTGGCAGTTTGTTAGTTCTTGAATTTGGAAAAGATATACAATTAGTAGAGGACTTCTATTGCAGTGGTAGTTTGGGTAATTTTAATTTACAATTACAACTCAGTGTCCAAAATCAATACAATGTTGCAATTAATGATGCGGAATTAATGATTATTACGATGAATTCAGGAGTGTTTTGTTGTGAAAAAGGCACGAGTTCAACATATACTGGTCTTCTTACCAAACAGGATGTTCTTGATGTATCATCTCAAGAGGCATATGGAAAATCCGATGTACAACGATTAGTGGGCGGAGGCTTCTTAGATACTCTTAAGAGTATTGGTAGCAAATTACTCCCTAAACTTCCATCACTTGCAAAGGCTGGTTTATCTCTTGTTCCTGCTGTTGGTCCAATGGGAACTGCAGCACAATTGGCTTCAAAGGGTTTAGGTGCTTTAGGATATGGACGCAGTGGCGGAGGTGCTTCTGGTGGTGGCATGTCAGGAGGAAGAATGCATTCAAGAATGGAAGAGCATTTGGCATAAATATTATAAAGTATTATTTTTAAAAAAATTATATATAATATAAATTATATATATATAATGAATCAATTGATACAACAATCAAACAAAGTCTATTCGGTCGATTTTGCTGCTTTGACTAATGGCTATTCAACGAATGCAGTAGTGGTTGGAAGTGATGTAGCCCCTTTTTATTTAGGACAATCGCAAATTTTAGGAATAGTATGTAAAACACCAGGAGGTGTTCCAGGCATTGTTTCTATCACACAAATGGTTGGTGCTAACGCACAAGGAAACCCAACAGCGAGTATGCGTTTAGCATCATCAACTAATGCAGACACAAGTGTATATACTTTAATTTGGACTAATTCTACTGTGGTTGGGGGTTCTTTGACAGCAGGAGGTGCACCAGCACAACCAGCCTAAATTTATTTTATAATTAAATTATAATACAAATAATTTAATTTTAAATTTATAATATATATATAATGCCATATAACAACGAAACTAATCGTGAAATATCAAAAAAAGTAAATTCGTTTAATCAATCCTTTATAGATAATGAAAAACAAAACCACCAATATTATAGTGGAGGGGCTATGAGATATTATTCATTAAAACCTGATATAGTTGGAAGTGCAAGAAAGGACACAAGAGTTGAAAATACAAATGAGAATGACTTTGTTTATAATCCCAATAAGTTTGCTTTCCAAACTTTCGGAAAAGCGACACAGCCTGAAACATCTGCCAGTGATTTTTTAAAGTCTATAGGATATGTAGAAAGTGCTTACAATAATTTAGAAGGGGATGGATATGGAAGCATCGGGGGATTTGCAAAAGGAACACGAATGGATACAGGTGAAGGGACGACTTTAGGTATTAGTGGAAAAGGTAAGGATAGAATTATAGGAGGCAAGAGAGGGCGAAAGAAAAAAGAAACAGGAGTAGCAATATTTAAAGAGGAAAGAATGAAAGGAGGGAAACCAACAAATAAACCAAGAAATATCGGTAAAGAATTCAATCTTTTAGAAAAAATGAAGGGAGTAGCCAGTAAATTAGGAATTCCCATAGATAACATGGAGAAGAAAGAAATAGAAGGAGGAAAAAGAAAAAGAGGGCGACCAATTAAAATGGTGGGTGGTGTAGATTTGGCACGACCCTATAATATGGTTAATGAAAAAGGATTAACAGGGGATGGAAAAAAAAAGAAAATTAAATTATTAGTAGGTGGAAAATTAGTCCCTAAAGCACAAATGAAATCCTCAACAATGAGTGGATTTGGTAAAAAACAAAAAAGGGGTGAAATGGTGAAGAAAATAATGAAAGAAAGGGCTTGTAGTCTTGGAGAAGCAAGTAAAATAATTAAAGATGAAAAATTAATGTAAATTTTATTTTTATATATAAATTATTATATTAACTATATTATATATAATAATGTCAATATTGAGAGACCAACAAATTGATGAAATATTAAATGCCGAAAATAAATTAAAAAGGCAAATAATGGATAGATTAAATACACAAGTAAAGCAATTTAATGAAAGCAGACCAGAAAAGAGTGAAAGTCAAGTAACAAACGACATAAATATAGATGCAAATATAGACAAATTACTACAAATATTGGAGGCAAAATATAATGCGGGTGAAACCTTTTTATATTCTTCTATATCTTATGATAATAGCAACCAAAAACTACTAACTCAATTATTAAGCAATCAGGATGTCTTAACATTATTTAATAAAACAATTAATTTATTAAACTCAACAACAGAAGAAAATAGTAAGGATGCTTTAAAATTAAAAATCTTACAAATAAAGCCATTAATAGACAGTATATCATTTGTTATTTTTTCAATTATCCGAATAATTGATGACCCAGACACACATCCAAGAATACCAGCAGGAGGTGGTTTTGCTCCTAATTTACAAGGGATAAGGGTATATTTTGAAAAGTTTTTACCCCGTATATTCACTTCTTATTCTGTAATTAGGACAATTCAAAAACAATTAGAAAGAAATAGTTATAAACCTGTGTCAGTTGATGAAATCAATACAGAATTTAATCAATTTATGGACGATTATAGGGCAGACTTTGGTTCATTATGGATTGATGATGCTAATACAGTAAGGGTTCTTGATGATAGTATAAAAAATAGGTCAGTTCAAGATGCAAAAAACAAAAGAATAAAACAAATGGAACAAGAATTAGGAGGACAACCTTTATCTCCTGAAGAATTAAGAAATATAAGTAATATGTATTTAGATACACCATTAATAACCTCTAATTTATCAGAGGCAGAACTAAAAGCAATTGCAGACAGTATTTACGGAATAGGGGAACAAATTAGAGTTGAAAGAGAAAACAGAAGGATGGCAGGATTACCACCAGAAGATATACCAGACGAAATACCATTGACAGAACAAGAAGTCAGAGGGCAACCAGCAGAAGAAAAAATTCAGTCAGAAAGAGTAATAAAGGAAGAATTTACAAAAAAGACAAAACCATTGATTGATGTTATAAACAGATTCCAATTTAATGGTGAGTTTACTTTAGCAAATATTAGAACTGTTGCAACTCCAATATTAGACAGGACAGATGCAATAATTAAATATTATTTATCATCAGTTAATAAAGCACCAGTTGATGATGCAGTTGTTAGACAAGAAAATGAAAACAAATTAAAATCATATGGAAATATTTGGAGAAGGGTAATTGCTAAAACAGATAATACACCACTTACCAATGCAATGAGAGGTGATTTAAGGAAGGAATTAGTACAACTTAAAAAAGATTATGATGCAATTTTTGAAGATGCAAACACAAGAAACGCCAAAAATTATATTAAGCAAATGGAAGAATCAACCATGGAAGGTGAGCCTTTTATTTTTACGGGTCAAGGACGCCCCTTTTTATTTAATGATGATAATAATTAATTTTTAATTTATTTATTATATATTATATATAATGAGTATATTTGAGAGGAAAAAACAATTTAATGACAAAATAAAAGAATTATTTAATTTATTAAAATTTGATAATAGTGATATTAATTTAAAAGGTTCTTTTATGTATCAAAATATTAAAAATTACGCTGATTTAGATTTCTACACCTATGTTGATAATTTTAAAAGTTTAGATAATATGACTATTATAAAGGAAATACAAAAAATAATAAATAATTGTTTAGAAAAAAATATTATATTTGTTAAATGCGAGATTATGGATGATAGTAAAAATAAATTAGATACATTTAATTTAAATGAAACAAAGGCTATTTTTAATAAATTTATTAAAAAATATAAAATATATAATATTCAATTAACATTTGCAATATTAATCAATCAAAAATATTTAAAATTAACGAGTGATTATTATTTTACTAATAAAAAAAATAATAATGAAATATTAAAGGAATTAATTGGGGGTATTAGTAAAGGATTAGAAAAAAATGAATATATGAAAGTGTTAAAACGAATATTTAATACATATCAAATAAAATACGAAACAGGAGAATATTATAATGAAGATATTTTGATTGATTTAATAAAATTTTTTAATAGTAAATATGGCACTTTATATGTTGATAATGAAGATTTAAAATTTATATTAGAATTATTGGAAAATATAAATGAAAATAAAGGTTTTAAAATTATCATCAATAATAATTTAAAACTCCATAATATTTCTAAAAATAAAATAATGATTGAAAAATTAATTAATAAAAATGATGAAATTATTAATGATAATGCAAAAAAGGAATTTTTAAAAATTTTTAAATAAATATATATATAAATTCTTTTTTTCTAATATATATATATATATATAATGGAAAATATACAAAATGAAGTACAACCTAAAAAAAAATATAATCAATTAAATTATAATAAAAGATTTAATGAAAAAAACAAGGAAAGAGTAAAAGAAAAACATATATGTGACATATGTTTGGGTTCTTTTACTTATTATAATAAATCTAAACATTTTAAGAGCAAACGGCACATTGATTTATTAACTAAATTTAATAAACAATAAAATATTTAAGTATAAAATAAATAAAAATATATAGATTAATTTATTTTAATATTAAAATATTAAATATTTTTTTTCTAAATATATAATATATACATTTTATGCCCTTGAAATCTTTAAATATTAACAGAACTATTGAAAAAGACGAAACAAAACAAGAGATTAAACAACTAAAAAATGAACACAAAAAACTTAAAAAATTATTGTATATGTGTGTTGATATAAATAATAAAATATTAGAAAATGAAATTATTGAAAAATTAGAAAAATTAGACCTAACACTTAAGGATTTAACTTTAAAATTAAAACTTTTATAATTTATTTTTAGTATAAATAAAATAAAATAAAATATATAGATTAATTTACTTTATATAATAAAATTTTATATTAAATAAAATTTTATTTGATGACAATGACAGGACTCGAACCTGCACGGACTTGCGTCCATTAGTTTAGCAAACTAACGTGGTTACCAATTACACCACATTGTCAATATATAATTAGATAATAATTTCTTTATATCATATAAATAATATATAATATTATTATATATAAATGGGGAGAGATTGTTGCAACATTTGCGGAGACAAACGAAGTAGAAATTGTTTTAATTATTGTAAAGGATGTTATGAACCAGTTTGCAATGATTGTGAGCCATATTTTAGTGAAGAATTTTGTCGTAGATGTTATGATAGGATTAAGCCTGTTAATTGTTTTATTTGTAATAGCAATGATGTCATTGGCAAATGTAATAATTGCTTTAAGTTATATTGTGAAGAACATAAAAATATATTATTTGGTCGTCCTAACTATTACTTATGCTTTGAATGTTTAGATTTATAAATAAAATAAAAATATATAGATTAATTTATTTTAATAAATTCTTATTAAAATAAAAAATATATAGAATAATTTATTTTAGTATTTTTTTATTAAAAAATTATTTTCTAAACATATAATATAATAGAATTTTAAATGAAATTTTCAGACTATTGCGAAAACAACAACAAAAGATTTATTTTTATTAATTATGAAATGACAGATATTAAAGATGAAGATGGATTACCAAAAAAAAGGATGACCAATATGGAACACTATTACGAATGGACTAAAAAGCCATTAGAAGAATTAGAAATAATTAAAAGAAGAGTGTCAAAAACAAATATAATATTATATAATTGCGACTGCAATGAATTAATAATTGATACAGATGGTGAAATAGACTATAATATTGTAAAGAATTTTTTAATTAAAAATGATATTTATAATGAAAAATGTATAACACCAAGTTTTAGGGGCAAAACACTAAATATAGAATATAAAAGACATTTTTGGCTCAAACCCAATAATAAAAATGATTTTAAGGGATTGCCATTAAATCAAATAAAGCCAAGTAAAAAAACAGAAATATTTTTTGGTAATCGTTCAAATATTGCAGAATTTGCAGACAATAATATTGATTTTGATAATATTCCTAAAATTTCTATTGATAAATATCATGAACTTTGTGGACTATTATATGGATTTAAAACTAATGTTGATAAAATTGAGATTGAATTTAGCGATGACGAAGAAGAAGAAAAACAAGAAAAACAAGAAAATAAAATTAAACAAACAAATAATAATAATGAAAATAATAATATTTTAAATAATTCTTGTATTAGTGATGATGATTTAATAAAATTATTAAACGGATTAAAAAAGGATAAATATGATGATTTTGATAAATGGTTAATAGTTTATTTTATATTTACAAATAATAATTTTAATTTTAAAATATTTGATGAATTTTCAAAAAAATCAAAAAAATATAATTATGTTGAAAATATGAAACTAATAAAAAATATTACACCAAGAAAAGGTTATACAATTAACACTCTTTATTTTTGGTTAAAAGAAGATAATCCAGAATTATTCAAAGAATTGCAAAAAAGCCGAAAAGATTTGTGGATTATTGTTAATAATGAAACTAAAAGTGATTATGCTAAATTATATTTTTCAATGTATCCTACAAAGTATATAAGAAGTGATAAGTCAGGCTGGTATGAATATAATGAAAATAATATTTTAGTTCCAAGAGGTAATTCTCCCCCATCATCTTTACTAAATAATATTATTGATACTATGCAAAAAATTACGGAAGATTTAAAAAGTCTATTAAGTTTTCAAGATGATAAATATAAAGAAAAAATGATGAAATTGAAAAAAGCCTATAAAGATTTAGGAAATCCTCCATATGTTGATGGAATAATTAAAGTGTTAATACATCTTTATACATTAGAAAATTTAGACGATTTAATAGATAATAATAATCACTTATTGGCATTTAATAATTGCCTTTATGATATACAAAATAAAAAATTTAGAAAAATTAGTCCCATTGACTATATAACTAAAACAACTAAATATAATTTAAATAATTATATTATTGATGATATGATTAAAAAACAAATATATAAATTATTATATTCTATATTTGAAAATGAAGAAATGGTTGAATATTATTTAATTTTTAATTCTCTTTCATTATTTACAACTAATTTACAAAGCCTATATATACATCAAGGGGAAGGAGGAAATGGTAAGGGGCTTTTAAGTTCTTTATTTAGATATTGTTTAGGGGATTATTTTATTACAGCCGAAAACACTTTTTTAACAACAAAATATGAAGCAGGAAAAAGCAACCCAACATTAGCGAATGCAAAGGGAGGTAGATATTTTTTTATTAGTGAGCCAGATAATGGAAAAGAAAATAGTTTTAATATTGATTTAATTAAAACATTAACAGGTGGAGACCCAGTCACATGTAAAGATTTATATAAATCAAATATAACATATTTGCCACAATTTATACCAAATATACAATGTAATCAAAAGCCAAAATTAGAAAAATTAGACAATGGTATAAAACGAAGATTTAAAATAATTAAATATAAATTTAATTTTGTTGATAATCCAACAGAAGAAAATGAAAGAAAACGGGATTACTCACTTTTGGAAAGTATAAAAAATAATGAATTTATAAGAAATTTTATGCTAATATTAATTGATAAAGCATCATTATTTTTTGGTAAAGATTATGACAAAGTAATAAAAGTCCCCCAAGAAGTAATGGATGAAACAAGTGAATACTTAAATGAAAATAATCCTATTATTGATTATATTGAGGATAATTTAATAATTACAAAAAATAAAGAGGATAAAATATTAAAAAGTGAATTATACATTCATTATACACATAATCAACCCAATCCTTTATCGGCACAAAAATTCGGTGCTTTAATGACATTTAATAAAATACAACAACACAAGTCTGGAAAATGGTATTTTATAGGTATTAAATATAGAAATAATGAAATTTAATTTTTATATTATTAATATATATATATATATTATTATAATAATAATATATATGGAATTTAATCTTGAAAATATAGGGCGTAATATTGCTAAAATAGAAGGAGGAAAATATAACAATAAAATATTATCTATTGAAGATAAAGAAGACAATGAAGTAAAAAAAGGATTTCCTAAAATGGATTTAATGAATAATTGTGTTTTTCAACAAATACCTGATAAAAGCAAAGAGCGAATGATTTTATACATAACAGGACCATCTGGTTCTGGAAAAAGTACGTACACTTCAAAATATTTAAAACAATATAAAACACTATATAAAAATAACCCTATTTATGTGTTTTCGCATTTAAAAGAGGATGAAGTGTTGGATGTTTTTAATCCTAAAAGGATAAAAATAGGGGATAATTTATTAACATCTCCTTTAAATGTTGAAATGTTTAAAAATTCATTATGCATATTTGATGATATTGATGTTATTTCTAATAAAAATTATCAAAACGCAGTTTATGCTATATTGAATGAAATTTTGGAGACAGGTCGCCATTTTTTTACATCGTGTATATTTACAAATCATACACCAACTGCAGGAAATAAGACAAAAAGAATCTTAAATGAGGCAAATTCTGTGACATATTTCCCGCACTCAGGTTCTCTAAGAGGTTATAAATATTTATTAATGGAATATTTAGGTTTAGATAAAACGACAATTAAAAAAATAAAAAAAACAAAAAGTAGATGGTGTACAATATTCAAGAATTATCCGCAAATTATCATGACAGAAAGGGCAATAAGTTTAATGGATGAAGATAGTGAAAACGAAAGTGAAACAGAAAAAAAGAAGAAAAAAAAATAATTAATAAATAAATTTTAATATAATTATATTTATATATGTCAGACAATTTTATAGGACTACATGCAATTGTTATAAAGAAACCTTATGATTATAAGAAGGCGAAACAAACAGCAAGGAAAATAATGAAAAAAAAAATACTAAATGAAACAGAAACAAAAAAAAATTATAAATTTATAGATAATGAAAAAAATTATTTTTATGATAAATCATTCATAACAAAAAAAATAAATTCTAACTTATCAATTATTGTGGGGATTTTAAAACCAGAACATCAAGATTTACTCGGAGGCGGTATTCTTGATTTCTTTAAAAAAGGTTATAATTTAGTTAAAACAGGTTTTAATAAAGGTAAAGAAGTTGTAAAAAATACATTAATTAGAACGGATAATTATAATAATACAACAACAAAGCATTTAAGGGAATATGGAGACCTACCAGTTCAAAGACTCACAATTTACAGGACACCAATAATGAAAATATTAGATAAAGTTATTAATGTTATTTCATTGGGTCAATTTTCAAAATTAAAGAAGGAACACGGATTTGATGAACTTTATCATTTAGCATTAGTAGCAGATGTTGGAAATAAAACATTGGTAATTGAGAAAAACGAAGTGATTAATGTTAATACATCATATAAAACAACAGAAAAAACGGAAAAATTAGATGTAGATTTAAAAGGTAAAAACTTTACCATAAACCAAATGTTAGAAGAAGGTAGAAAGCAACAAGGGGATAAAAAGTGGTTTTTATACGACCCATGGACTAATAATTGTCAATTCTTTATAAAGTATTGTTTGGAAGCAGTTGGTCTTTTTGGACCAAAAGAAAAGGATTTTTTATATCAAGATATAAGTGAACTGCAATCAAAATTAAATCCAGTTTCAAAAGCAATAGCAAAAGGAGTAACAACAACGGGGGCAATTTTTAATAAATTAACAGGAAGGGGAGAAAAGAAGAGGGTAATTTTAAGAATTAATAAGAAATAATTTTATATTTTTAATTATATAATGCCGTATATAATTAAAAAAGTTAAAAATGGGTTTAAAGTATGTAAAGTAAGTGATTTATCTAAATGTTTTTCAAAAAAACCATTGACAGAAGAAAAAGCGAAAAAACAATTAAATGCAATTGAAATAAATGAAAATAAAGGTGGTAATAAACCCACTAATCCTGAACTTTATGAAAAAATTAAAAAGGAGATATATGAAAAAAATAAAAAACATTCATTATTTCGCTCCGCTCAAGTTGTAAAAAAATATAAAGAAGAGGGTGGTGAATTTATAAATGATGATACGGGGGATAAAATGAATATTCCTAAATGGTTTAAGCAAAAGTGGGCTTCGGCTAATGACTATTATCATACGGGGGATGTTATTCCATGTGGTTCATCTAATACTAAAGAGAAATTTAATGAATACCCGCTTTGCAGACCGATTAAAATATTAATGAAATTAAATAAAACACAACTAAAAAAGATGATAGATAAAAAAAATGAGTTAAAAGAAAAGCCTTTAATTACTAAAAATATATTAAAAACAAATAAATTTAATATTAAAAATACAATTACAGGGACAGGAAAAGATAAATTTATTAAACAATTAGAAGACATTAATTTTGAACCTAATAAATATTTAAATATTGCTAAAAAAGTAGCTAAAAAAGAAGGCTATAATCCTGATAAACTTTATTTTGCTAATAATAATGATAATAAATTAATGTATGATAGTCCTGAAGGGAATAAATATTTCGGAAAGGCTGGATATGGCGATTTTATTATATGGAGTTTTAAAGAAAGTAAAGGGGAAGTAAAAAGTGGATATGCTAAACAAAAGAGAAATGTTTTTAGAAAATCTCATGGAAAAATAAGTGAAATTTATAATTTAGGTAAATATTCTCCAAATGAGTTATCAATAAATATTTTGTGGTAAATTTAAAATTTGGGCATAAAATATTTTTTGGGCATAAAATTATTATTATTAATTAGTATTCTCTTATACTTTCTTATATTATTTGGGAAAGTTGGGCATAAAATTGAGGTTTTTCCCAAAAGTCCCATGAAAATTTGATTTTTTGATTTTTTATAGGACTTTTAGGAAAAACCTCAATTTTATGCCCAACTTTCCCAAATAATAATAATATATTATTGCTTTATTACTTTTTATAAATTTATTTTATGCCCAAAAAATATTTTATGCCCAAATTCTATAAATTTATTAAAAAAATATATAAAGTAATTTAATATATTTTTATTAAAATTATTTTATAATATATATTTATATATGACAAAATTTAACTCGGATTTAAAATTTGGTAAGATGTATGAAAAGAAATTTGCAGAACTTACAAAAAAAGAATACGAAATAAGTAATGGTAAGATATACTGGGATGTCCTTATTAAAGATAATGATAAAAATATATTATATGAAGTTAAAACAGATAGGAGGATGAATAAAACTAATAATATTTGTATTGAATATGAATATAATAAAAAACCAAGTGGAATCAATAAAACTATGGCAGAATATTGGGTATTTATTGAAATAATTGATTTTAATTGTGATGATATGTTCGCAGACTACGATTATAATATATATATAATAAGAACACAAGATTTAATTGAATTAATAAGAACTTGTAATGAAAAAAAAATGATGAATGGTGGAGACGGATACTTATCTAAATTTTATTTAATAAATAAAAAATATTTTGAAAAATATAAAATAGATAAAAATAAACAAAATATACATTTAGGCAATTTTTAATTATAATATATATTAATTATAATATATATGAATCCAGATTTAATAACATATTATTTTGTGGCAATTACACTCGATGTATTATACAGAATATTTACTCTTTTTTATTATTCAAAATGCAAAATATTCAAATGCAATTGCCATGATGGATTAACAGTTGAAAGAGATATAGAAAGAGAAAAAAGTCTAAATAATTTAAATGAAAATAGAAAAAATTAATTTAAATGATAAATAAAATATATATATATATAATATAATGAAATTTGAAGATTTAACAAACCAACAATTAAAAAAAATACTTTCAATATATAAATATAACTTATTAGAACCAATAAAAGGATATGGAAAAGAAAAAAGAAATAGATTAATCGAATTATGCACTGCTTTATTAATAATTGATGATGAAAAAATAAAACCTAAAGTTATTGAACCAATTAAGTTTGATATACCACCCAAACCAACAAGAAGAAGAAATGTAGTTGAAAAACCAGAAAAAAAAGAAATTGAAAAACCAGAAAAAAAAGAAATTGAAAAACCAGAAAAAAAAGAAATTGAAAAACCAGAAAAAAAAATAGATAACCAAGTATATATATATAAAAATAGAAAATCCCAAGAAATAATAGAACTTGATGATGTTAAAATACCACAAAAAGAATTTAATTTAATAAAAAAAAATAAAAAAATAATTATAAAAAATCCCGAAATTACATTTATTAAAACAGAAAATTTCCGTCTTATAAATCGCAATTTTGAGTTCAGATTATCAAACGGAATGTTTGATTATAAGAAAAATCCAAACACAAAGAAAACAACCATTCTATTATTCTCATTCTCAATTATTGATAATAAAATTTTATTAAATGGATGGGCAGATATAACAGAAAACAATAATGGAGATTGTTATATAGAATTATTGAATGGATATAAAGGAGGAGGAGCAAATATAATAGATTATATGAAAAAATATGTGGGTGACAAAAACTATTTTTATTTATCAAGTTTAGAAACAAGAGCAACAGTGGACTTTTATAGGAAGATGGGATTGGAAAGAGTAAAAGAAAACCTTGATAAAACTATCAAAAGAATTTTAAGTCCAAGACAAAAAAAAGAATTTAAAGATATAATAAACAAGGCTACAGACTATGATGAATTATATGACCATTTTAATGAAGAACTATTCACAAGAGGTAGCACTTTTTATTATTTCCCAAATAAAAAAGTTCAAGAAGACAGATATGAAAAGACTCCTTTTGAATTAATCCCATCAGGACGTGAATGGATTATTGCAATAGTAAAAGAAGTTCTTAATATGGATGAAAAAGAAGGCTCATCCTTTGTTGATAATTTAATAAAGAAAACCATCAAGGCAAAAGGAAAACTTGAAGGGACTGGACGATTTTTAGATTAAAAATAAGTATAGAGTATTTTAATATTGTATTTAATTATTTATATATTATATATTATATATATATATAAATATGAGTTTATCTCCTCTTCCGTATGTAGGTTCAAAAAGAACAGATATTAAATTTTATGAAAGTAAAATGCCCAATCCTGAAAATATTGACATTTCTGTTGAATTATTTGGTGGCAGTGGCTATAATTCATTATATTTATTTTCAAAAAATGACAAAATTAAATCAATTATTAATGATAATGACGAAAAACTTATTAATTTTTTTAATGAAACAAAGAAAAATCCCGACGCAGTTATAAATGGATTTAATGGCTTAGTTGAACCAAGACCAAGTAAAGAAGAATTTAATAAATTAAAAGATGAATATCAAAACAATAAAAGTGATAATTTAAGACGAGCGATTCTTTATTTATTTATTAATAAATTTCATGGTATAAGAATGTTATTGTATCCAACAGATAAAAGAAACATAGGGATAATTAAAAAAGATAATTATAAAACTTTTTTTGAATGGTTAAAAAATACAGAATTCACTTTAAAAGATTATAGTGAATTATATAATGAAATAAAACAAGATAAAAGTAAAAAAAAATATTTCATATTTTTAGACCCACCTTATTTTGATAGTTTTAATAAATATTATGTAATGTATCAAGATAAATTTACAGGTGAAAAAACAATTAAAGATAATACAGGTATGTATATTGAAATTTTAAAATATTTAAAAGAAAATAAAAAAAATACAATGTTAATTATAAATAAAAATTGTATTACAGAATTTATTTATAAAGATTATATAAAGGCGGAATATGATAAAACATACCAATTAACAAAAAAGAAAACAAAACATTTAATTATTAATAATTATAAATAAATATTATATTTTTATATTTATTTAGTCAATCACATTAAACCCATTTCTTCTGCTATTGTTTCCCAATCATTGTCTCCTGGTTTTAAAATTTTTACTATTTTCTCTTCAATATCATCAATGCGTTCAGAATCTCGTTCTTCTTGTCGTGTCGCGTACCCACGTCTATATGCATTTCCCGAATTTGCACTTATTCTATTATATGTTCTTATTAATGACCTGACCTTTCTTTTATCTTCTGGTGTTAGTTTTTGCTCAATTCCCTTATCTCTTTTATTTGTTGGTATTATTTTCTTCTCAGTTTTCTTTTTTTTCTTAATATTTCTTATTTCATCTTGCCGTTTATTTATATTTTCAACCTTTTCATCAATCCCCATTTCTTGTTCCTTTATTTTTCTTTCATTTTCTTCTATATTCCTTTGTAATTTCTTTTTTTGATTAATAACATCACTATTATCAACTTTGACTTCCTTTGTTTTTATTACTCTTCTTCTTGGTTCTGGTTTTGCAGGTATATCAAAAAATATGGGTTCAACTACTTTTGGTTTAATTTTTTCTTCATCTATATCAAAGAACCTGTTGCAAATTCTAATTAATTTCTCCCTATCAAATGTGCTATATCCTGTTATTCCGTCTAATAAATGTAATTTATAATTTTTAATAACTTTTTTTAATTGTGGGTTTGTTAAGTCTTCAAATTTCATAAATATAATATATAAATTACTATATATATTATTTTATTTTATTTATATTTTATCTATTAAATGTGTAATTATTTCATCAAAGGTGTTTCCGCTTTCAACTTTTATTTCTTTCATAAATGTATAATATTGATTTAAATTTCTTTTACAATCTAATAAATTTTTAATTCTAAAAACACAATGTCTACCACAAGTATTTATATTATTATTTTCATCTCCTTGATATTTAAAAGGATTATAAATTACTTTTTTATTAGTTTTCTTTAATAATTCAGTTAATATTTTATGTCCTTGTCCAAGCATTCTGTTTTGTTCTTCTGCATTCCAGTTTAATTCCTCATCAATTTTTTCCCCATAACTATCAAAAAATTCAATTAAATCTTCCTTATCACTTTTTAAATATTTATATCTACTAATTACAACCCAGTGTCCCTTATTTTTTGAATTTTCATATAGCAAAAATGCATACGTGTTTTCTTTTGGTAATAATTGTTCAATTATTTTATATTTATTTAGTTCACTATATTTCATAATTGGTGCATTTGGCAAATAAAACCTTATATCATCATCCCCTAATGGTTCTTTAATTATTTCGTCAGTATCATGAATATCTGTTTCTTGTTGTCTTAACCCTTCCTTTATCACTTTTTGTGTTTGTAATTTATTCATATATATTATTATATATTTTAATAAAATATATATTTTTATTATATAAATATATATATTAATGTCGTGGAACATTTCAACAAGATTAAACAATTTACAACAACAAATAAACAATATCGCAAATGAGGGTTTAACAAATCCATTGGAACAAATATTAAATGCTAATAATTATTCTTTGACTAATTTATCAATTTTAGATGCAGGTTCAAATATTTTAAAACTACAATCAAACAATATAGCTGGTATTGAAACAAACTGTTCTGGAACTTTTAATGGCGATTTAACTTGCAATACACTGAACTATAGTGTATTAAATCCACCAATTAATACAGGAGAAATAGAATATACCCCTTTAAATTCTGATGCAACTCAAAATTCATTTAATAATTTTACCTTTATTTCTTCTAATCCCTATACGGGTATAATTACAAAAACTGCAATATTAAATCCTACAGTTTCTGGTACTATAACTTTTAGTGCTATTAATGGTGATAATAGCATTGCTTTTGGTTTTTCAAATGTTAATACATTATATCCAACAGGAGGAGCACTCGGAGTTCTAAATGGTGTATATTTTTATCCAAGTAGTGGAAGTTTAGGCACAATTATAAATGGAAATATAAACTATAATTATCCATTTACAGAGCAATTAACACTTGATTTTATTTTAAAATGTGTTAATGGTTTATTAAAAGTATATATAAATAATAATGAGATAACACAACTGGAACAACCATTAGCAAGTGGCAATTATTATTTTAGTTTTGGTTGTTATTGTGGAGGTGGTGTGACTTGTAATATTTCAGATTTAAATGCCAACCAATCAACAAACGAAACATTAAACGAAGTTTTAACAAATGGTAATTCGGCTGGAGGTTTGGATATTAATGATATAGGGGAAATAAATGCCGAAAGCATAAATGCGTCAAATAGTATTTATGCAGAGGGATATTTACAAGCGGGAAATAAAGCAGGTTTAAGTGCCATTCAACTACTATACGGAGATGGAACATCATCGGGAAATAATTACCAAATTATAGGTGTAAATGACACTTATGTGCTTCAACAATATAAAAATAATACATTAACGGCTCAACCTTTGTTAATAAATCAGGAAACACTAACACAATTTAAAAGCACAAATTTAGTATATACACAAGACGGAACTAATAATTATTATATTTTAGATAGTAATTTTAATACACCATGTTATAAACAGATATTTAGCAATTTAAATCAAACAGTGAATGGAATGGGGGCAAATGCTTCCCCCTTTTTCTCTATCCCGATATATACAAAAAACCCTGCGTATAATTATGGGGTAAATTATGCGGAAATTTTATTTTCATCATTAAATTTAACATTTACATCATCCACAATATTTGGTACTAATCTCACGGCGACTTTATTTTTAAGTTCAACAAATTCGGGAGAATATAATCCTGCAGTAGGTAATAGTATCCAAATTAATATAACAAATACTAACGGCGTTCCGACTTATACTTTTAACTCATCTATCCCTATAATTTTATATTATAATAACACAACACAATTCAATAAATTATATTTATTAGTTGCCTATAATGTGGTGACATTAACGAATTATAATTTGCAAATAACCAATTCAAACATGGCAATCACTTCTTATGTTTCAAGTAATCCCCAAGGGGCTATAACATGGGGGGCTTAAATATTGAATTTAAATATTTATATATATATATAAATACTTTATATAACATTTAACCATTCAACAACCCACAATTTTTTTGATTTATATTCTTACATTTAAACCCCATAATAATATATTAATAATCTATTAATAATTTATATAAAAAATATATTATATAATATATATTATATAATATTAATAAATGGATGAAAATTTTAAAATAAATGACAGGGTAAAAATTAAATATTTAAAAGATGTGGAAGGGGTTATTGTAAGACAAAGAAATGCTAATGTTTTATATTATGAAATAAAATTAAACAGTGGAGAATTAGTTTATTTTCATGTTGAATATCTTGAAAAGATACTTATTTAATTATGGTAAAGAATATTTATGTATAGAATGTTTAGATTTTAAAATTATTAATAGATTAATCATATATAATAAAATTTTAAACCCCCTAATAATATTTATTTATAATAATATAATAATAATCTATTAAAAATTTTAAAATTTTTAATAGATTATTATATTATTTTTATTATTTTTAAGATTATCTTTAATTATAACATATTAAAATATTATTATCTTATTTTAATATATAAATGAATACAATAAAATACACTTATTATTTACACTGTATGTTTGAAGAAGAAGAAATAAATAAAATTTCGCAAATATTACAAAATGAAAATATTAATAGTTTGCATATTGATTTATTTTATAATTTACCATTACAATATATTAAAAATATAGAAACCCTAATGCGTAATTTATCTTATAATATAGAAAATTTAATAATAATGCATTTGCCCTTGATTATTACTGAAAATATAAAATATGATGTTTTATGCCTTGATAATCTTCCGATTTCATTAAATAAAATTTATACAAATAATTATTCATCTTTAATATTAAAAGTACCTTTTGGTTGCGATGTTATAGATATAAATGAAAATAATGATTCATTTACAGAATATAGAAGTAAAATAAAGCTGTTTTTAATTTAATAAGATTATTATATTTTAATATAGTCTTTTTGCATTTGTATGCTATGTCCCATGTCTTCTGCATCTTCTTTTTGTTCTTTCAATATATCCCCATATTTTGAGGATAAAAAGATGTGCCGTAGCATTGATGAGCCTATTTTCTTTTTAAATATTTTATTTAAAATATTTGTTATGTCATTTGTTTGATTGAATGTTGAACCATCATGATAAACTAAAAAAGGTATTCGTGATGCATTTGTTAATCTTTTATTATTTATTAATGGATGATATTTTAAATATATTAAAATATTATTATAAAGGGCTTCGGGAATATCTTTTATTTTTTCACCTTTTGTTTTTGCAGTTTTATAAACATTAAATATAAATTCTTTTTTAGTTAAATCTAAATAGTTATATTGTGCATCAATATTGGGTACATATTTTTTTATAATATACATGAGTGTATAGTCTTGATTTCTTCTGGGCTTTGTTAATACATATAATGATAAAATAACAAATTTTAATAATATTTTATATTTGTTTTCATTAATATCCTTGCTATTTTTAAAACCATTTACTTGTTCTAATAATTCATCATATTTATTTTTTACATCTTCCCATGTTATCCAGTTTTGTTTCTGTGTTTCATTTAATTTATTTTGTCCTTCTTCTTTCTTTAAATTTATATTCATTTCTTTTAATAAATCATAATATTTTTTATATATTTTCTTTTTAGTTGGTATTGTTGATAACACAGAACATATACTTATTAAATATGTTCTTTTTGTATTATCTTTATATTTTGATAATTTATTATTTATTTCTTCTATATTGTTTAAAAAATTAATATTTTTAATTTCTGTATTATCATTTAATATTTCCATATTCCGTATATATAACCTTATAGAACTCTGTGTTATATTTTTTTCTTGTAAATCTTTTATTAATTGTTTTGTGTAATTGTTCATTAATATATATATATATGAAATATATATTAATTATTTAATAAAAATATTAGGTTTTCTTTTATTTTTCCAGTATTTTTTGCTTTCTTCTTCCATTTTATCAAGTCTAATGTAATAATGGGGGTCTTCTATTAAATGTGCCATAGCAATTAAACCTGTGATTGTTAAACTATCATGTGATATATTTGTTTTATCTGAAATTTTAGACCCATGTTCCGCTTCTGTTTCAAGTGCTTTTTTCCATTGTTCTGGGGTTATTATATCTAAATTTATTTTTAATCTTTTCGCCAATTGTGTTGCTTTTGCTTTAGTAATCATGATATTTATATAATAGGATTTATAAATAAATTTTTAACTCACTACTTGTAATTGAAATTTAGTTGTATTCAATACTCCGTGTATTGCAAATGCATTTTGAAGACTTGCCCCATTCATATAATATAATACAATCATTGATTGAGCAGTTCCAAAGTTTGCGTCCTCAACTGCATATTGTGCCGTATTCGTTCCAAGAAGGAAGAAGGAACAATATAATATAACTACTCTGGGATTTCCTGAACTTGGTGAGCATCTAATACCCGAACTTGTAGGGTTTGCCGTTTTATTGGTGGTTGAGCCATATAAAAAGCCACAATTAGAAAAGGTATATGTACCCGAATTAGTTGAAGTAATTGAAACAATTTCAGGAACATTTGCCCCTGCATTACCACTTTCAAATTTAACCGTGTTTATAGTGTCACATGTAGCAGTTCCGCTAAATTTAAGGACATTTTGTAGTCCTTTAGCACTAAAATAACAGTTATTCATTATAGTTTGACTAACTGAAGTTATTTCAATAAGTGGGTCTAATCCTGCACTACCTCCTGATTGTATAATAGTATTAGTTATTCTTAATCGGCTATTTACGCAAGTAGGATTAAAATATAAACCCCGTCCACTTGTATTGTCATCTGAATATATATAACAATTTTCCATATTTAATATTGAATTTTCTGAACTTGTAAAAGAAACATTAGAGGCAATTAAAAAACCACTTATATTAACGGCATTATTAAACATATCTCCTCCATTTGAACCAACATTAATAGTAATACTACCTGAAATAGAACAACCAACAGAAGAACTAAAAGGACTAGTAGCCATACCAATTAAATTAATTTTATTAGTAATTGTTAAATTTTCCACATAATTACCAGGAAGGACAATAATATACCTAGACTCAGTAGTTCCGAATGTGTTAGAAAAATCAATAGCCCCCTGTATTGTTCCATATGGGGCTTCTAAATTCCCTAAAGCTGAACTGTCATCACCGTTTGAAGAAACATAAATTGTATTTTCGGGTCTATATTGACAATCAATTTTATTACATCGTAATACATCTACTCCATTTATATTATTAGCATTTAAATCTAATGGCTCTAACATATTTATAGAACCATCACCACTTATTCCACCAACATAATTTAAAGCAAAGTTATTCATATTAACATCTTGAACGGCGTTAAATGTAGCCCACTGTGAAACATCCCCTGATGCATCATCTTTCCATTCAAGATTACCAGTTGCACCAACTGCGAGAACTTGACCCGATGTGCCCGTAGAACCATCATATAAACTTAGAGTTCGCAAGTTATTAATACTGCCAAAATACCCTGTATTACCTCCAATAAATTGAGAAGTTACGAAAGTAGCATTATTTATATTATTACCATTCATAAGAAAATCAGTAATGACATTAATTCCCGTCTTGTCATAAGTTCCAGTTAGTGATTGTGCTCCTAAATTTACAGTAGAAACTGCGGGAAAAGTAGCCCATTGTGAAACATCACCAGCACTGTCAGTTTTCCAAAATAAAGCACCAGTAGCCCCAACGGAAAGGACTTGATTTACTGCACCTGTTGCCCCATTAGCCAGTGTTAATTCATTAACATTATTTAAAGCATAATTACTAAGATTTAAAGACCCAGAAACCTGTATTGGTTCGCCTAATCCTGCTTGGGAAATAAGTCCTGAAGTTTGAACTAAATCAAATTCGCCTAAAGGAGCAGTTACACTAGTTCCGCTTTCTAACTCTAAACACTCCACTACTGCATTATCTACATCGCCTAATTTTAAATTTCCTGCATTTTTGCTTATTGGAATTCCCGCTACATAATGGATAGGGGCGGACAAACTTACTGAACCTGTAAAGGTATCTGCCTGTATGTTGCTTGTATTGAATGACATATTATATAATATATTATAGTATTATATTATATTTTAAAAATATAATTTTTTAGTTCATTAATCAAAATATATGAAATGGAAGGAGGATAATAATAGTAATATATACCATATAATAAATATTTTATGTTTATCTTCATTTATAAATTTAGGGCATAAAATATTTTTAGGGCATAAAATAAATATATAAAAAGTAATAAAGAAAATATATAAATATAATTTTAGGGAAAGTTGGGCATAAAAATGTGGTTTTTCTAAAAAGTCCTATAAAAAATAGAAATATTAAAAATTATAGGGATTTTTTAGAAAAACCACAATT